AAGTAATTTTGGATCCTTTCGGCGGGATTGGGACTACTCTCCGTGCTGCCAAAGATTTAGGTCGCAAGTGCATAGGCATCGAAATAGAGGAGAAGTACTGCGAGATAGCAGCCAACAGATGCAGGCAAATGGTAATGGATTTGAAGATATGATAACAGCCATACAAAAGGACTTCTGGGAGCCAAGGGAGATTTATTTCACCCCTGAGCAGATGTACTGGTTGTTAGAGCATTACCTGTTGCTCTCTATGGGCAGGTGGCCGCAAGACCTCCGTGATACCGGTTACACGGAGTTGGCTGGCGCGGTAAAGGCGGGCAAGAGCAAGGTCAGAAGCAGGAGGGCCCCGTTTGAGACTCCCTGCCAGATAAAGGCTGAGATAGACAAGAGGTTGGCAAGAACAGGCATTGAGGGAAAGTTATTATTAGCCGAGGCCCAGGCTGGCATCGGGATTATGCTCTTACAGGCCGAATCAAAGAGGGCTTTGCTGTATATAAGCGGATGGCGTAGAAAAACGGAGCGCTATAGCAAATGGCGGTGGAGGAGGAGATTTTGATGACACGCAATGGCAGTAGTTTGTATCTGGATGATTTCGCTTGTCAAGCCCCCCCTTTTGTTCACTTCCAGATTGAAGGGTTCCTTTTCCTAGATAGGATTTGGAGACTACTTGACAAATGAGGACATGTGGGTTAAAATGGTATGATGCAGGAGCTGTCAGTAGCGACAGCTTTTTGTTTTAACGACCGTCCCAGAGTTGCCTTCACGAAGGTAAGCTGCAGTGGCTCTGGGCCTTAGTTGATGAAAGGCTGGCGACGGCCAGCCGCAAACAGCAGGGGGTTGCCCTTAAATGGGTAGCCCCCTTTCTTTATGAGGGAAAATGATTGAGTTTCCAGAGATTCTAATTCATGGCCTGATATGCGCAGTGATATGTTGCCCGCTATGCATTGTCGTGTGTGTCACTGTATGTCGGCTGTTGGATAAGAGGAGACATGGCAAATAAAGAAGTGATAGTCCCCGAATGCTTGGGCAAGATAGGGGATAAGTTTGCTGTGTACTGTTCGTCATGGTGCCCTTTCACGAAGGGTTGTACCCTGCTGGCATTGAAGGAGAAGAATGGAGCTACAGGAGAACCTAACCCAAGATCAGGCTCTTGAGATAGTCCTATCGATACGGAATCTGTGTGATGCCGCATTTCTAGCGGCAAGCCAGGGGAGAAACGATCTTATATACACACTGTTAGAGGAGATGGGGACAAATGCCCAATGGCTCATGCTTGATTTCTGTAGCCATAAGAATAACCCCTCAATAACGCTGAATACGGACAGGCAACATGATCGGTAGCGGATTCTTGCTCACTGAAAAGCAGAGGAAGATATTGGCATTGGTAGCTGAAGGGTGGAATGACGAGCGCATTGCGAGGTTTCTCAACATCTCTCCCTACACGGTACGCAACACGATGGTAGTAATCAAGCACAAGCTGGCCTCCCGTAACCGTACGCATTCGGTGATGATAGCCTTAAGACGGCAGGAGATATTTATTGATGGGATAGGAGGGGAATCCAGGCAATGAAGAAGTGGCTAGGGATTTTGATTTCTGGTGCGTTAGTAATAGCGGTGGTCTCGGCCTGTGTGAGTATGGGATATTGCCAAACGCCCACACAGGTATCACTTATTTCCCCTGAAAGGGTACGCTCTGGCGAGGCATTTTGGGTAGAAGTTAGGGTGGATTCAGTTAAGGACTTCGATGCTGCAAACTACGACATAACGTATAACCCAGATGTCATTGAGGTTATTGGAGTAACGAGTGGAGTGATAGGGGGCACGGCTATTCCTGTTGATATGTGGGGGTTCATCCCTACTGGGGTACAGGGAACGGTACGGTTGATAAATAATGTCCCTAATGTGCCGGGGGTTTCAGGCAGCGGTTATCTTGCAAAGATACAGTTTAGGGCTATAGGGAGTTGTGGTTCCACAACCGATATTATTCTCCACAATGGCATACTGGGCAACAATCTAGCACAGGAGATAGAAGCCGATTGGTTCAGTGATTCGGTCTCGGTGTATATCATAGGGGATGCAAACGAGGATTGTGTCGTTGATGCGTCTGATATAACAACGGCGGAACGGATGATGCTCTGCCTTATCCCCGAATCTAAAGGGGCAGATGCAAATGAGGACGGGCTTGTTACTGCTCTCGACCTGACAACCATAGAGCGCATCATCCTTGCTTTATCCTAATGAGGGGGAGCATTGCCTAGCAAACCTCCTCGCCCCTGCCGCTACCCGATGTGCCCAAACCTTACGGATCATCCCCGCCGTTACTGTCCAGTACATCTACCAGCTAGATATAGGGATGAGGATGCCAAGCGCCCCACTGCTGCCGAACGGGGCTATGACAGGAAGTGGCAGAAGGTTCGAGCAGAAGTATTAAAAGAAGAACCTTTCTGTCGCAGGTGTTTATCTCTTAATATAATCACCCCTGCAACCCTGGTACATCATATTGATGGCAACCCTTGGAACCGGAGCCGAGATAATCTAATGTCTGCGTGCGTCTCGTGCAATGCACTCATGGGGAGGGGGCATAAAATCTCTACAAACTGACACCCGTAGACCGTTTTTACAGTCTTGCGCGAGATTTCGCATTTGGTAAATATTTCATTATGAGCAATAAAATAAAACCAACAGCATTGAAAAAACTAGAAGGGAACCCCGGAAAGAGGCCACTTCCTAAAAATGAGCCTCAGCCAGACCCCTCTATGCCTAAAATGCCTTGGTGGTTTGACTATCACGCACGGCAGGAGTGGCAGCGCATTTGCCCCGAACTGCATAGATTGGGGCTGCTAACCTCAATAGATAGGGCTGCACTGGTGGGTTATTGCATGGCGTACTCCCGATGGCTGAAGGCTGAAAGGGAGCTATTAAAGGGCTTGACCTATGAAAAGATCGATGCAAACGGTAATAAGAAGCGGATAAACAAGCCCGAAGTCAATGCAGCACGGGATGCACTCAATCAGGTGAGGTTATTTTGCGTAGAGTTTGGATTGACACCTTCCTCTAGGGCGAAGATGTCTATGTCCCCCCCTAAGCCAAAGAGAGACCCTATGGAGGAGCTTCTTGACTATTGTCGAGAAAGCACACAAGGGCAACCTTGACATAATAAAGGCCAACAGAGCCATCCAGTTTATTGAACTGCTAAAGCACACAAAGGGTGAATGGGCAGGCCAGCAATTCATCCTCATGGACTGGCAAAGGGACATCATCCGCAAGCTATTCGGCACTGTCAACCCTGACGGCACGAGGCAATACAGGACTTGCTATATTGAGTTACCCAGAAAAAACGGGAAAACGACCCTCTCGGCAGCTATCGCTCTATTCTTGCTTTTTGCCGATGGCGAGGTAGGGGGTGAAATCTATAGCGCAGCCAATGACCGAGGGCAGGCATCGCTAGTATTCAATGAAGCTGCCAGCATGGTTCGGCAGGACCCTTACCTAATCAAGCAATGCAAAATCATCGACAGCCAAAAGCGCATAGCGCATTATGCGATGAACTCGTTTTACTGCGCCATATCAGCAGAGGCTTATAGCAAATTCGGATACAATGCACACGGCATAATCTACGATGAGCTCCATGCCTCACCCGACAGGGAATTGTGGGATGTGCTCACCACATCCACCGGGGCACGGAAGCAGCCCCTTACCGTAGTAATTACTACGGCAGGCTATGATCGCAACTCGATATGCTGGGAACAACATGATTACGCCTGCAAAGTCAGGGATGGCATCATTGACGATCCTACTTTCCTCCCCGTGATATATGCAGCCCCAGAAAATGCCGACTGGACGGATGAGGAAGTATGGCATAAATGCAACCCAGCCTTGGATGTGTTCCGCTCACTGGATGAGATGAGGACGCTGTGCAACAAGGCCAAGGAAACCCCAGCACTTGAGATGACCTTCCGCCGATTATATCTCAACCAATGGACAACCTCTGCTGAGCGCTGGATGCCGATGGACAAATGGGATGCCTGCGCTGGGGTGGTGAACGAAGAGGGATTGAAGGGCAGATTGTGCTATGCGGGGCTTGACCTGGCTGCCACCACCGACCTGACGGCACTATCCCTGGTGTTCCCCGATGAGAATTCTCTGGATGTTGTGATGAGGTTTTGGATACCAGACGACACAGCCAGGGAAAAAGAGAGACGGGACAGAGTGCCTTATCTGACATGGGCGCAGCAGGGATTTATCAAGCTGACCGAGGGCAATGTTATTGATTACGGTTATATCAAGCAAGAGCTTTTAGAGCTTCGGGAGATATTCAACATACAGGAGATAGCCTTTGATAGGTGGGGCGCAACTAAATTGGTACAAGAGTTGCAGGATGAGGGCTTTACTGTTGTTCCTTTTGGGCAGGGTTATGCCTCAATGTCTCCGCCGACCAAAGAGTTGATGACGCTGGTTTTGAGTCAGAAGATTCGGCATGGCGGGCATCCCATTTTAAGGTGGAATGCGGACAACATGGTTGTGGCTCAAGACCCAGCGGGGAATTTGAAACCAGACAAGGCAAAGGCAACACAGAAGAT